GTTCGCGCGGAAAGTGCCAGCAACCGCACATCCCCCCACCCCTTGTGCCTCCCTCTCCCCTTTGTGCTCGATACTGCGCGCCGATTCAGCCGCGGTATGCTGCGCGCTTCACATTCGATAGGCCCTGCCTCTCTCATCACATCCAGCTTATGTGCGCCTCTATGCCCAATCGATTTGGAGGGGCCTAGCCGGGCCTTAGAGCCACGCACTAGCCGTCTGGCTACCCTCGCCACACCTATTCCGTTTCATCGCAGCCAGCGCCCGGATACCACGCATGCCGGGGATCGAGGGGCGAGCCATCAGGGGCAACACCGTGATTCACGTTGAATCCCCCTAGCCGTATGTCACCGTGTCGCACGTTGTCACATGTGCTGCATAAGGAACGTAGGTTGCTCATCGCCATGGCGAGGGCCGGGTACTGGCCCCGGGGTTTGATGTGATCTACTCGGGCCTTGCCTTTGCCGTGAATATCAGCCCCGCATTTGACGCACCGATAATGATCCCGAGCTAATACCCGAGCCCTTAATGCCCGCCATTCAGCCGTGCGATAAAAGGGATCATTGGGCATTTCGCATTTCCCCCTTATACAAACTGCCGAATTACAATCGCCGCCAATACCGTAGCGATACCGATTGAAAAAATGACTTGGTATTTGCTTTGTGCGAACGCTGTAGACGCAGCAATAAGCGCAAAGGCAACGAGAATTAACCACCCATCGAGCCGCATACAACCCCCTCGTCCAGTTCAGCGCGGCCGAACATATCGCCTTGCGGTGTGTGCCTTGCATAAGGCGAAATAACGAGCACTAGCCGCGCGCCGTGCTCATCAGGTTCCATGCGTTCAATCGTGTAGCGCCACACGTATTTGTCATCACCGAACGCGATTTGCTTGAGGCCATCGATTGCCACCTTGACCCCGTTATCTGCATCGATGCACCGCACGTCCACGTCCCACGCATCGCCGTACTTGCGCTGGCGCTCACGCCAATCCTCGGGGCGGGCCGGGTAGAGCCGGGCCTCGACCTGGACCAGCCCGGCCAGCGGCTTACGTACGCCGGCCTTCTTTGCGAACCATGCGCAATCGATCTTGTATCGCTTCGCTTTGGCCGTGAGGACGAGCATCGCCTTGCGCTTGCCGTTGTGCATGCGGACGACGGGTTCCCATATCTCGTTTGTGCTCGGCGGATAGGGCAATTCAATTTCGATCATGAGACGGGCCTTTGCGGATAAGTGGCCTCTCTGAAAACAAAAAACTGAGCACGCCGAATCCACTTATTCGGGAATTCGATCTCATCGCCCACAGGGGCCAATTCGGGGAAACCGAGTTCACATACGATGCGTTCAAGGTCGCTCGTCACATCGAGGCCATAGCGATTAACCATGACGTGATGAATGTGGCGAAGCAATGTGCGCATATTGCGTAGCCGCGTCGTTACGCCATTCCAATTTTCGAATTGCGTAAAGGCGTGAGACGCGCAGACAAACCCTTGTCCCTGATTGATCGAGCCGGGCAATGGGCAACCGTGAGCACAGCACGCGCCGAATTTCACCGGGGCGGTTTCCCGTTCGGCGTGCTCGGCCTCGATTTGGCCCCGGGTTTTGAAATCGGCGGGGTCCATTTTCGCGCGGCGGGGGTATTTGTCGTCGGCCATTAATTCACCTTGAGATTATGTGAATCAATCGCGGTTTGAATGCGGGCCTTGAATTGGTCGGTTTCTTCGCCGGGCCGAGCGCCGGAAATACCGAGTTCACGGGCTTTTGCTTCCATGGCGGGAAATGAGGCCCACCACGCATTAGCCGTTTTGGGCTTCGGTTTCTCGGCGGGCTCGGCCCGCATGGCCTCGATAACCGTTGCGAGATAGGCGGGGGCAATTTTGAACGTATCGCCCTTGTTGTCCCGAACGCGGAAAATGGCCGCTTGCAATTCGTCGGCATTAATCCCGAGGGTGGCGAGCTTGCGGGTGCCCTCGTTATATGCGTTCGTGTTAATGCCGTATTGGCGCAGCATGCCGATTACCTGCCCGCAATCGGGGGCGGGATAACTCGGCCGGGGGAACGTGTGGATTTTGGCCGCGAGATTATCGAGGTCGTCGGCGGCCGAATTGGGGGGCGGGTTTGATGTGCTGTTGTCGGCCCTTTCTTCGCAAGTGATCTCGCTCTCACACGCGGGTTTACCGACCACGTTTGAGATTACCTTTTGTTTGTTTTCTTGTAACTGTATCTGTAGTGCTACATCGTTATGGCTCGCGTTACGTAACGTGTTATGCCTCGTTACGTCACGCGTTACGTCACTCGTTACGCTACGCGTTACGCCTTGCGTTACGTCATCGACGGACATTTCGGGCATTTGCGGCGATGCGGCAGCAGCCTTGCGGGCACGATAGCGGCGCATGCGCTCGGCGTTGGCATTGCGCGGCGCGCGGCGTTCATCCTTTGCCGGTACGTTGTATTCGAGGAAATTAGGGAAAATGCACGTGCTCGATTCTTCGTCATGCTTGAGCCAGCCGACCGCCACCATGGCATAGCCGAAATCGGGAATTTGTGCGAGTGCATCAAAATATGCAGGCGTGACACCATGCCATACCCCGTTCCCTGTATAGACATTTGCGGCGGCCCAAACACGCTGTAACGCGACCGTAACGAGGGCCGTAACGGCGTTACGGTATGCGTTACGCTCGTGCGCACGCGTGCCGCCCGGATATGTGGTCTTTCCTGCGCCCGGCACGAGTGCATTAATAGCCTCGTTGTCTTCGTACAGAAAATCGACCATTCCTGCGATTTTCGGGGAATCGAAAAGCGCCTCGTTAGTACGAATCCAATTTTCCGACATGGCGCACCCCGTTTATGCGGCGATAGTTTCGGGGCTTTCAGGCGGTGCGGTATCCGCCCGGCGCGTATGGCGCTTGCGCAATTGGCGCCCGAGCATATCCCAATAGGGATAATCAGGCCGCAAGGTCTTCGGGGTAATGCGGGGGTCGTCGCATTCGGCTACCACAATCGCCACATATTGAAACGGCATATAGGCTTTGCGGTGATGCCAAAAGGTAATGGCATCGTAACTAAGTCCGAGAATATCGGCCAAACCTTGCCGGCCGCCGAGAATCCGCTCGGCAAGGCGGTACGTCTGATACGCGCTTTCGTACATGGTGGCGGGCCTCACTGGCAGGTGATAGCAGTAAATTTCACTGAACCATAGCCGTCGCCCTGAAGGTTGCGCAAGTCCTTTTTTTGGCGCAATTATTATGGCCGTTACTGGCCGTTACTGGCCGATTCTGTCCCGTGCTGGCCGTTACTGGCCGTATCTGGCCGCCCCTGTCCTCTACTGGCCTGTACTGTCCGCGTCGTTTGCATCACTTTGAGATTTTTCCCCGCGCCCGTAGACGTGACTTGGCCTAGCATCAAATCCCCGGCCGGCAACCCACGAACCCGCGCCGCGAGCCTGAACAAAACCCACCCGCAAGCGCCGCCAAGCACGGTGCGCCACCACGCGCGCCCATGGCCTCGTCTTGCCCTTCGCACAGAGAGGGATTCGCTATGCATCAGGTTTCGACTATCCCGGCCGATGGGCCGATTTCACACGTACCGGCCGTGGCCCGCCTGCCGATCTTTGAGCCCGGCGCGATGCAACACGCGCTGTCGATTGCCGAGGCCATGAGCAAGGCCCCGGGGCTCGTGCCGCAATTCATGCTCAACAATCCGGGCGTGTGTCTGGCCGTAACGATTCAGGCGCTCAATTGGCGCCTCGATCCGTTCAGCGTAGCCAAAGAAGCATGGGTCGAGCCGAAATCCGGCCGGCTCAATTACACGGCCCGCACGTACGCCTCCGCCGCGCAAGCCCTCGGCGCGCTGCGTGGTGATCTCGATTTCGAAAACCTCGGGGATTGGGATCGCATCAGGGGGCGCTTTGACAAAAGCGAGCCCACGAAACCCAAACGCCTTTGGTCCGATGAGGATGAGCGCGGCCTCGCGGTGTCGTGCATCGGCACGCTTGCGCGCTCGGGGAAGACCGTCGAAAAAACGGTGTACCTCGCGGACATTGCTATCCGCAATTCGCCCCTGTGGCACACCGAGCCCGCGCAGCAGCTTTCGTACCAAGCGTGCGTCCGGTGGATTCGCCTCTACGCCCCTGCCGTGTTGATGGGGGTCAACCTCGGCGGTAACGACAATCCGAACATGCGCGACATGGGCGAGGCGCAACAGGTGCCACGCACCGACGAGGAACGCCGTGAGGCCCTCGACGCGGCCCTCAGCCCGATCAAGGCGCGCGTTACGGGCGAGCGCCTGCCGAGCCTGCCCGAAGTCCTCACGCATATCCAGATGGCCGATACGATGGCCGCCCTTGAGCGTTGCATTCAGATGGCGCAGCGCCTGCCGACCGAGATCGACAAGGCCACGGCCCGGCAGGCGTACCGCGAGAAAAACGCCGCGCTGAAAGGCCCGAGCACGAGCGCGCCAGCGCCCGAGCGTGCGCCCGATCCCGTCGCCACCGAGGCGCCCGAGAACAGCCCGCGCACGAACGCGAACGCGCCCGTCTTCACGTACGCCGAGGTGCGCCATCAGCTTGAGCACGCCGAGACCGTTGAGGCCCTCGACGATGCCGCCAACCTCATCGGGGGCGTGGAGAACGCCGAGCACCGCGAGGAATTGGCCGCGCTCTATCACTCGTTGCGGGGGGAATGATGCTCACCGATCAACACGAGATGAGGTCGCTTACAGAGCTTGCCGTGAAGCTACACCGCACCGCGTGCGCGTCAGGTGAGAGCGAAGTAGCGACCGTTTCGGCAAACGACTTGCGGCGCGCAACGTGCGCGCTCTTGCTGGCGCTCGGCTTCGCTCAGGGTGTTCACGCCATGCGGGGGGAGATATGACAAAACCCCTGCTAGACGTATCCCGAGCGCTCACTCTCGAAACCGCGCTGAAACTTGCGCACGGGCTCGTGCTCAATGCGCGCGTGGCCCATGCCGAGGGCCGCGCGACTATCGACGTCCCGCTCGATGTGGTGGACGTGATGGTTAGCGCGTTGCTCATCCTCACCGATGCCGACCCCATGGAGGGCGGATCATGAAACATGAATTTCACCCCGTGTCTGTCACCATCAAGCGCGGGCCGATGAACGACGAGACGGTCGTACTCGCAAACGCGGTGCGTGTATTCACGCATCGCCGTTCGCAGCGTTCCATATGCGTCATTGAGCCGCCCACGGGAAGCCACGACGAACCGCTCATTATCGTGATTCCCCTCGGGGATAACGCGGCCGGCAAACCATGGATGACCGTCGATCTCTCGGCCTTGCTCGACCTGTACGAACGCGCGACAGGGGGGCAGCCATGAGCGAAGCCACCACGCATAACGGGGTCGAGAACGTCCGGCGCAACCAGCTTACGCACGCGCAGATGTACCAGCTTTGCAAGATGGTCGACGCCGAGTACAGGACCGCCCACCTTACCGACGATGGGTTCGCCATGCGCGTGCAAAAGCGTTTGCCGTTCCCTGTCACGGGTTCGAACGTTGGGCGAGCACGCGTGATCCTCGGCATCGAGGGCCGGCGCATGCCGCACCAGACCGACCGCTCGCGCGACACCTCAAAGCTACATCGGGAGGTCCGCACCGTGGCCCGCGTGTGCCTGCACATCGTCGATGAATTGGGCCTCGATTTGCGGCCCGATCAGATGGCCGCGCTCAAACGCATTTGCCATTACGAGGTCGATGGCGAAGACGTGGCGCAGCAGCCGGCCGAGGGGGTAGCCCGTGAAAACAATTGATGATGTGCCGAACGAAGTGGTCGAGACGCTGGAGACTTTTCTACGGGCGATGGCCCAAATGCACCCGCGCGAGGACGTTGTACTGGCCCTCTTGTATCACGGCGCGGCAGGGGTACAGGTGCATTGCGGGACCGCACAGCTACGCGCCACGCTCACCGAAATCCAAACCCTTATGGGGACTACCGAAAAGGACAGCCCGCAATGAGTGATCCCGAAATGGTTAGCCGCGCGTGGCGCGACGCGATCCCGATGTTTGATCTCATCGAGGACGACATGCCACTAGCCGAGATGATTTTCCTTTCTGGCATCGGGGCCGCATTTGACATGCTGGCCGAGTGTATCGATTTCGATCAGGTGAGCGCCGTTGTGCTCGCCGCCCGCGAGCAGGCGCTCGCGCGTTCCCTTGAGCTTGAGGACGAAAATGCTTGAACTATTTGAACGCAAATGCAAGTTGCGCAGCGCGAACAATAAGCGAGAGATTCACGGGGATACGAGCGTGCTAGCTATCTATCTCTCGTTTGAATGGATCGCGCCCAATACCGAGCTTGAGCGCCTCGGGCGCGGGTTGCTGGCCGCGCTCTACCGTAAGGGCGAGTTGCCCGTCGAAGACCTGCCCGGCATCGACGCGAAGTTGACCGCGTTGAAGTTTCCCACGCTGTCCGTCCTCACGTTTGAGGATGCGCATGAGCACATGCTATTCACCATCCATCAGGGCGGCCCAGGTCATGACTTGATCTTGGACGAATGCCTCGTTGACTGCGTGAGCATCGGCCCCAAGGATGGCGGCACGTCGACCGTGAGGTTCCGTGTGCGCACGCATCCGAAGGACAGTAAGACGGCCGGCATGCTGTGCAATTTGCTCGTGAATGGCGACATTACGGTCAGCGTGGCCGCCATGGAAAGCGAGGCCGCGTGATGATCGGCCGCGCGGTTTACACCCTGCCGAACGGGTTGCAGATCGAGGGCACGTCAGCGGCCATCGATTGCGTGCGCCTGTTGATCGATGGCGAGCACGCGCCGGCCTCAACCGAACGCACCGCGCGCCTCATGACGAGGATTGAGGCAGCGGGGTTTGAGTTTGACGGGCTCGGCCACATCACCGGCAAGCTATCCAATTTTCGCGCGCTCTTGTCGAGCGTCGAGGGAGAAAAATCATGATGATGTATCGCATCACCGAAGACGAATTGCACCGCCTGTCCGCGCAACAGGTTTTCAATTACGCGCTGCGCCACCTCATGGCGATGGGGCGTCGTTGCGCCAATGAGCGTGGCGATTGCCTCTACCGGGACGGCAAGGGCGGCGCGTGCGTCGTGGGCGCTTTCATCCCCGATAGCCTGTACTCGCGCGCGTTCGAATTTAAAAGCGTGCGCACGCTGTACGCGTTCGCAAATTCCCCCACGCTCGCGGCGTTCATCGTGCGGCATGGCCCGCTGTTGGAAAAGTTGCAGCAGGTACACGACAGTATCCACCCGAGCGGATGGGTCTGGGCTATGGGGCGCGTGGCGCAGATTTTCGCGCTCGACGAGCGCGTGCTTGAGGACTACAACGCCCTTGAATCGTCCGACCCCTTGGAGCGTGTCGTCGTGGCGGAAAACCGCACGCCGCAATACTTTGGCCCGCATGACCCTATCGAGGCCACGGTCACGCACACGCACTATGCAATGCCCCGCGTGGTGGCGATGACGAGCAAGATGGCGGCCCTCAGTTTGCTCGGGGCAAAGGGCATCGCGCCGAAGGTTCCCGAGCCGCACCGCCCCGTCTACTCGTGAGAACGCTACACACCATCCAGCACTATCGGTGCGTCTCGTGCGGGGAGTCCTTCGGCCTCTCTAACGTGTGGTCAATGGCGGGCCTGCGCGAGACGCAAGTATCAGGCGTGTGTGAAAAATGTTTAGTTGCACGAATGAAGGGAAACCATGAGGACGGAAATCATGACAACGAAACGGGGCGGGCGCCCGCGCCGCTACCCGTTGCCCCCGCCGAAAAAAGCCCGGGCAACGCCAGCGAGCCAGACTAAGCCGCCGCCCGAGCCGCCAGCACCCGCACCAGCGGGGCCAGATGAGGCCGAGGCGCTTGAGCAAAAGGATTTGCTTACCAAGGATGAGGCCGCCGAGTTCCTGCGCATCTCGCCGCGTTCTCTGCGCCGCCTGCGCAGCGATGGCACCGGCCCGAGGGCGGTACAGGTGACGTCGCGCCGCGAGTTCTACAGGCGCGAGGATTTGGAGGAATGGTTACGGGAGAGGACAGGCGCCGAGGTGTGAGGCGCCCCATGAGAAAGGGCCGCATTGCGCGGCCCTTTTTTTACATCGTGGCGAACATCTTGTTGACCCGTTCGCGCTCGTGCGCCGGGTTGATGTGGCCGTAATTCTCATCGATCATTTTGAGGCTCGTCCCTGCGAGCCGGGACACCGTGAGCGTGTCCAAACCCATTTCCAGCACGTGCGAGATTGCCGTATGCCGCAAGTTGTAAAGGCAGAATTCGGGCGGCAGACCTGCATGCTTGGCGACGCGCTTTACTCGCACATTCCAATCGTTCGTCGTCCAGCGCTCACCGTTGCACGTGAACAGGGGCGCGGCCGGGGTCTTGTCTTTGCAAAGGCGGCGCAGCAAATTGGCGGCGCGCTCATTGAGTTGGACCGAGCGCATGCCCGTCTTGCTCACGTGCTCTTTGATGTGAACGTACCCGGCGCGTTGATCGAAATCCGCCACGTTGAGGCCCGTAAGTTCACCGGGGCGGAACGCGGTAAGCAGCATGGCGTCCATGAGATCGCGCAGATCGGTAAGCCCGAGCGCCTCAGCCGAGGCCAGCGCGGCGGCGCGTTGCTCGGGCGTGAGGTACAGGGTGCGGCTTGCCTGAATGCCGCCCCACGCGCCGAGCTTCGTCCACGCGCCGTCAGATTCCACCCAATGCATTTCAAGAAACGCGTAGTTAAGCGCGGCCTTGATCGTCGTCCACTTGCGGGTGGCGGTGGCGTTGGCGCGGCGCACGCTTTCCGGGTCTAGCGGGTCTTTGGGGTTCGGCAGGGCCAGCCGGAACGCGATCATTTCTTGCCGCGTGAGGGATACCAGCGCGCGGCGCGCGAAAGTGCCATCGGGGGGGACCATCAGATCGAGCGAGCGCTTTGCCGTGTCGTGAGCTTTGGCGCCATCCGCAGAGAGCTTGTGCGCGAGATAGGCGTCGATGGCATCGGCCACGGTATGCGCGCCCGTCACGCCCTTATTGACCCGCTTGGCGAAGTCACGCGCCAGCGTGGCCGCGCGGGCGAAGCGATGTTCGGCGGGGATTTCCGAGAGGGTGCCTAGCGCCTCGTGCTTGGTCTTGCCGCTCGTTTCCTCGGTCACGCGGGCAATCCACGTTTGGCCCGTGGCGAGGATGCGCACGCCCACATAGAGGCGGGGCTCGATGCGTTGAAAGTAAGGCGCCGGGCGGGCGTCCAGTGCGTTGCGGCGGGCGGTAGTGTCGATCTGTTGGGACATGGGCGGTTCCTGTGCGTGTGAAAGTTCTGTAAAGAATCTTTGTTTTGGCCGGTACTGGCCGGTACTGGCCGCCCCTGTCCTCTACTGGCCGGAAACCTAAGCCCAGTAAGGGTTAGCGGTTCGGACAGTATAGGCCAGCACAGGACAGGGGAGGCCAAAATACCCCCCGTTTTCGCGCTTGTACGGCACGAGTGGCGGGAGGTGCCACCTACCCGCTAGGCCATACAGGGCAACGGGTAGAGCCGCATAGTACCAGATGTTTTTTTGGCTCATGTAAAGATTTTGCCAAGAAACGTGCGCGGCCCGCTAAACCGCCCGGGGCGGAGTTTAGGGGCTGTAAACCGCTATGGGCGGTGTTTAGCAGCCAGCTACAGGCAAAAAAAAGCCCCTGCCGTGCCGGGGTGGCTAGCAAGGGGCGACAAGAAAACGCCGGGCAGTGTCGATGCGCCGGGCGGCCGGCAGTATGACGAGGGCCTGCCGTTCTGTCGAGGGGCGCGGCCTCGAATACCTCGGATCGGGTATTGGCCCGGCCAGCCTTTCGACGAGAGGATGACCGTTCCCGCGATGAGCACCGCGCCGCGCGGGCTTCGTTGTAACCGCTACCCCCCTCGGTGTTACCCGACGCCGAGGGGTTTTTTTTGCGTCTAGCGACGCACTTCGGGGGCACAAATGGTTACAAGGATGAAACACCCATATCGGCGGAAAATGGCCTAGACCAGATCGGGTAAACACCTTACCTCAAATGAGGGATGCTATTTCTAGAGCCCTTACGGGGCATGGCTTGGCGCCTAGTTTCGAGAAACGGTTAAATCTGTATGTAATATTTTTTACTTTGTTTGCATTTTTGCACCTGTCCTATGATGGCGTTTCGCACGTTTGAATCGGTTTCACGCTTGATACGTTGCGAGCCACCCGGCCAGTTAGATCGGGGGCACAAAAGAAAGGCCAAACCCCTCGGCGGGATCGCGCCACGGCGCGCGAGGGAGAGCGGCCACTGGCCGACAAGAAAACCACACTACCGGGGTACGTCATGACTGATAACCACCAAACGGGCACCGCGCCCGTTGCCGTAGGCATTGGAGACCGCGAGTTGCGTGTAGGCACGCTGGCGGATGACTTCAAGCGCCTCGCTCATTCCCACATCAAAGACACCAGCGCGCCGGCCGACGTCATGGCCGCCCTGTTGCTGGCCGGCGCAGAGATCGGCCTGTTGCACGGTCTGCAAGGCGATGCGCAATTGATCCTCGCACAAGTGGGCGCCGCCCTCGGGGGCGACTTGGTCGTCGTTGAGCCCGAGGACATGCAAGAAGCCGCGCGCAAGTTGCTCGGTTCGCAGAGCGACATTCAGCCCGTCATGGTTTCCATGTGGCATGGACTCTTGAGCGAGGACGGGCTCTACATGGGCAAGGGCGCCCGCCTGAGCCCCGAGGAATCGACGCAGATGCGCGAGGGCCTCGCCAGTGCCCTTGCTGCGTTCGGCGCGCATGGCCTCGAAAAGTCCCGCGTGATCGCAATTGAAGTGCTCACGGACCCGCGCGGCGCGGGCGAACATGTCTTCGTCTTCATCGGCCACGAGCGCGAGCTTTACGCACAGGTAACGCTATGCAATGAGCACGGCGCGCATGTGGTCGAGGGCGTGCCCGAAATCGATCCCGCGCAAGGCGTGCCATCGGCCAACAATCTGCATTGAGGGCCGCCATGTCCAAGAGGTGGAGCACCGAGGAAAAATTGATTGTGGCGTTGTACTGGCAAACAGGCGTGCCCGTTGCCCGATGGGCGCACCTGTTGCCACTTCGCACGTTGTCGCAAATCACCTCATACGCAATCGTGCGGCTCGGCCTGCCGAGTCTCATTGAGTGCCGCAGAGTGCGACGCACGAGCGATGCGCGCAGCGCCGAGATTGCGCTTTCCCATGCGGCCGTTGTGCATGGGCGGCACGGTGGCCGGTTCTACAAACAGAGGGAAATGAACCATGGATGATGCAGAGAAACTCGCAATGCAGCAGCGGTTAGGGTTCCTCGTGAATGAGGTCGGCGCCCTCGCCCTTGAGTGGCTGAAAACCGCCGCGCCGGGGCTCGGGTACGGGTTCGTTTTCATGCTCATTCCCCCGGGCACTGGCGAGCCGGAAATCATGCCGGCGCCCATGTCTACGAACGTCGAGCCCGAAAACCTGTACGCCACGCTTCATGCCATGACGGAGCAAATGCAGCAGGCGAACGTAACCGAGCGCATGCGCTTGGTGCGCCCGGGCACCACGAGCTAGCCCCGCCATGCTTCCCAAACCCTGCGCGCATTGCGATTGCCCCCTTGTGGAGATGGGCACCGACTCAGACGTCCGGTACGCCGTGTACGTACAGTGCCCGAATTGCCGCGCACGCGGGCCAGCGGCCAGCGATGCCGACGAGGCTGTAGCCCGCTGGAATCACCGCCCGCGTGAGGGAGCATGGCAAGCACGCTATGCGAAAATTGTTTTCGAAGTGCGGCGCATTGCCGAGCTTTGCAAAGACGTAGCTTAAAACCCATCCATCGGGGTCACACCAAACGGGGCAACACATGAGAAAGCTAGACGAGATGATCCGTGCGGCACGAGAGGCCGCCGAACAGATTTGCATACCGAGATACGTTTTAGAGGGCCTGCTAGGCGAGGCCGAGAAACAAGCCCGTAGCGCCGCCGAAATGGCCGCCCTGTGGGATGGCCTCAAAGGACCTGAATACGTGGCGCCACGGGCCGCCACACCAGCGCCAGCCCCACGGCCGGCAGCGCCGCCAGAACCCAAGATTGCCCGCGCCTATGTCAGCCCCCCGGGACCGCCCGTGGATGACCGCAAGTTGGCGCAGTTAGCGCAGCGTTTCACCGTGAAGGGTTTGGACAAACTCAACACCGCCCCGGCCCCGTCGCCAGCACCAGCGCCCGACCTGGACCCGGTTCCTGAAACCCCGAGCAACGTTTCGCCCCTGCGCCACTACGCGCATTTTTCCGAGGACATTGCGCGGGAGTTTCCCGAGGCCGTGCTCGACGCCATCCTCAGCGGGACGGCACCGTGGCGCGCGTGGCGCGATTACTTCGGGGGCGCGGTGCGTAGTGTGGCCGAGGCGTGCGCCGTTGATCCGAGCCGCGTCTATCAGTTCGAATTGAAGGATTGGCGCGCCGGGCGCCAGCCACAGGCCCACCACTTGCAAACGATGGCCGAGCTTTTTGGCGTGCCCCTCGAATGGATTCAGGCCGAGAGCGTGAAGCCCGCGCCGATGGCCCGCCCCACGGTCCAACAGCCGCCGAGTCACGCCTCACAGATCGCGCAAAGCGCGATTGCCAAGCCCCGCCACAAGCCCGAGCCCCCGCCCCCCGAGTTTCAGCGCGACAAGGGCTTGCGCGTTGACCTCGTGGGCGTCACCGCAAAGCAATTTGCCGAGATAGCCCGCGCCGCGCGCGACACTGGCTTAGACCTCAATCATGTTCAGTTCCGCGAGAGCACCGCGCCGCGCGTGACCGCTCGTGTCGTGGTGGCCGTCGAGCGCGGATGCAAGGGGCTCGCGGCTAAGGCCGTCAAGGTGCAAACCGGCGCAAACGGCGCCGCCCTGCATTGGGTCCACGGGTCTATGTCCTCGATTGTGGAGACACTGCGCGGCATCGAGAACGAACCCGAAGCGAGGGCGCAAGCATAGATGCTAGCCTTCTCTACCACCATCGTGGCCCTTGGCGTTGTCCTGCAAGGATTCGCACTCTTGCGGCTGCAACGCGTCATGGTCACGCAGCTAGATATCATCGCGCGGCTGGAAAAGCGGCTTTCCGCGCTTGAGGACGACAAGCCATGAGCGGGCCGACCATGAGCGAGCGCGAGATTGAAAAGTGGCAGGACGTTTTCCAGTGCCTGCCCGTTGCGGTAAGGGGCCGCATCATCAGCACCGCGAGCAGCTTTTATGACGAGCACCCCGAGGCGCGCGGCGTACTCGTGCCCCGGTTTGTCGTCGCCATGACCGTGCGCAATTTCTACATCCAGCGGCGGGCGGTGGCGCTAGTCCGTTGGCGTGCTGTGCCATGACTGACGCAGATTTGCTCGCGGCGGCGCGCGTGGTGGCGCTTACCGCGATGACCTCGGGCGGCCTGCACTTTTCACCATGGCGCAGCACGCGGTTTGCGGCGTTCGTGTCCGGCCTGCATCGGACGTGCTCGATCCTGTTTCTTACTGTGGCGTTGCTCTACCTGATTTCGAAATGACCGACGATACCGTTACCGAGGAACAATTAGCCGCCGCCGATCATGGCGCACGCGCGGCCTTGCATGCTCACCTTGAATCGTTTCTTGGTGGCATGCGCGAGGAAACGCGCGTTGTGGCCCTTATGTACATCGTAGAAGTGGGCGCGCAAATGCTCGCCATCGCCCGCGAGAAAGACAGGGGGCGCTTTGCGAAACGCGCGGCCCTGCACACGGCCGGCATGGCCTTGTACGGCGCGCGCTCGTGGCGGCGCCGCACGGGTTTCGTGGCGTTCTTTGTGCCGATGGGCGTCATTGCCGCGTGTGAATCGATTTGGCGGATTGTCTCGGGGCTTCTGTCATGAGCCGCCGCCGCCCGGGTTACGAATGGTCCCCCGAGGAAGACGAGCGCCTGCGCGTGATGTGGAAATTCGGCTACTCGATCAAGGTAATCGCAAACAAGAGTCTGCCGAATCGTTCCTATGGAGCCATCATGCAACGCGTGCGCGCGCTTGAGTTGCCCACGTTGACCGAGCAACGCGCGAAGTATGGTTCGCCTGAATGGCGCTTGATCGAGTTTGAGCTTTTGAGCGCCCAGCTTACGAAACGCGAGTTAGCCCAGCGCACCGGGCTTTCTATCAACGCGGTGCGACATACCTTGAAACAGTGCCATGAGCACGTGTCGGTCGTTGGCAAAAAAAATTTCGAGAACGTGTATCGCCTCGGCAAACGCAAGAGTGCGCCCTTTGAATAACGAGAGGAACCAATGATTTACGACCAGCTATGTAGCCGGTTTGCCGTGCCGCGCGAGTACGACCGCACGCAGCTTTATTTTGCCGAGGGCGAGGGTCGCGTCTATCTGCGCACCGGCTCGCGCATGTTGCTTAACCGCATGCGGACAACGCTTGAGATTGCAGACGTGAATGTGCCCGAGGCCCTGCGCGGGCAAGGCATGTTCCGCGCGATCCTCGATGACTGCGAGCGGTATTGCGCGGGCCGGGGCATCGACGCGATGTTCGTTGAGAACGTGATTAGCGAAATCGTGGCCGGCGCGCTGACGCGCCGTGACTACGGCCGCCGCACTGGCGCCTATCCGGGCGCGCCGTGCGATTGGTGGAAACGCATCGAGGGGGCACAGCATGGATAGCCAAGACCTCAACACCGTTTGCCCGCAGTGCGGGTACAAGTGCGACGCCGTATCCGGGGTGACTAGCAGCGGGGACGACGCGCCCGGCATGCCGAAACCGGGCAACGTTTCGCTTTGCGCGCGCTGTGGGGAATATTCATTCTTCGATAAGGGATTGAAACTGCGCAAGCCCACGCATGAGGAAACCGCCGCCCTCATGGATGATCCCATGTCGCAATTCATCCGGGCGTCTATGAAACTCACGCACGCCAAGATGGAGGGCAACACCACCGCCCGCACGCTCGGCCTGTATATATGGGATCGCGCCACCGACGAGGTACGCGCGGCGCGCGATCCCCGCGAGTGGAAGACCAATTTTGAGCAAGGGGAATTGCGGCGCGTATCTACGACCCTGATTGCGGGCGTTGGCGTGCTCATGACTTCGTTTATCGGTATCGATCAGTCGGTTATGAATCTTGCCGGGGCCGGGGAAGAGCGGCGCCTTTTTGAAACCGCACTGCAATATGAGAACTGCGAGGACGGGGTAGACGTGATCGCGCAATACCCGAACCCCGAGGATGCCCGCCAGTCGCACGAACGTATCGTTGTCGCCCTCATGGAACGGCACGCCGAGACGGTCGAGCAGGCGCGCGAAATCATCGCCGCCGTGCGCATGCGGGGGGACGAGTAAATGCCAGTCACGCACGAAATCATGCGGCAAATCGGCCTGCCCGAGCACGAGGCGGACCCGCGCGAGTTCTTCGATTTCATGGCCCGCAATGACTACAGCCACCCCGTGATATTGGCCGATGGGTCGCTTGCCGTGGTCTATCGCTTTGTCTTCACTGACGCCATTCTCATCGGCCTCAACCCGTACGGTTACGAGGATCGTTTCTGTTTCTCGCCGGGCAAGGCGCGGGCCGCACTGGATGAGTGGATGCGCAACGGCAACGCCGAGCCGCAAGGATGGCACCGTCACCCGCCCACGGGGCGCCGCCGCCCGGATGGTGACGCGGCGGGCGAATACGTGGAGTTTTGAGCGATGACCACCGATACCGAGCGGCTCGTTTTCCTCGCCACTCACGCGCTCGTCGTCTGTAGGGATGATTTCGGGGATTGGCACGTCTACGAATTCACGCCGACCCTTTTCGATGGTGGGTTTGTCAACCGTAACGCGTCGTTCTCCGACATGCGGCAAGCCATCGATGCCGCCATGCTCAGGGTCAAAACGCAACTAGACGAGGACGACGAGGGGGCACCATGAAACTGAAAAGCGTTGGCGTTATCGACACCCCGCACGGGGCGTTACAGGTGCGCGGAGACTTGACCGCGTTACTGTGGCTGGCGGATCGTTTGCGCCCGGCTGACCCGCGCATAGTGAATCCGCTGTGGTTCCGCGTGAGTGACATGACGCCGGAACAGGTAGGGGCTGCAATGAAACTTGCCCCCACTCTGCGCATTCGCTTGGTTGTGGAGGCTTAAGGATGCTCGCGCGCTCGGTGGCGCGGGGTGTCATCGATGCAATCGACAAAGGGGCAGAGGGGGACGGATATGGACACACCAAACTTTGACGAGCTTCTGGCGCGAGCCGAAGCCGAAACCACTGCGTTTAGGGCGGCCGATGCAATGAACCCGACGGTCGCGTTCCTTATGCGCACGATGTACGCGCTCGGGATTCAGCACGCCACGGCGCGCGTAGCCACCGAGGAAGACGACGCATGCATGGCGGCCATCGTGCTCGGCCTTGAGGCCAGTATCAAACTTGAGGGCTACAAAGCCGAGAGCGCGCGCATTCTGGCGGCGCAGAAAAAGCGCAACGAGCAAGGGGCCAGCGAGCGCGAGGGGCAGGCGTGAACGACGAGAAAGTAACGCCGCTCGGGGTGCCAGTGCGGCGCCTCGATATTCCGGCCTCTCTCGTGCGCGACTCAAACCCGTGGCGTTGCGCCGGAGGCAAGTTCGGGCACGGGCCGTACATCGTCAATGAGGCGCTAGCGTTCGTCCAGTGCCACACGTGCAAGGCGATGCTTAACCCGCTCTTTGTGCTTGGCGAGTTGCTGCGCAAAGAATCCGAGTTTCTCGCCTTGCATGAGCGCTATCAGGACGAGATGCGGCGCCTACGCGAGCGCCAGAAAACGAAGTGCCGCCACTGCGGAAAGATGACACCGATTAGCCACGCATGAGGGGAGACACCATGAGCGACGACAGCGAAGACGGCCACGAAACCGTGATGCACGGCATTGCCGAGTTTTTGAGCGCGGCACTTGACGGCGATGCGTTCGCCTTGCACGTGGTCACGCCGGCCAGCGGCGAGCAAGTGCGCGTCACGTACGTATCGAACATGAACAAGGCGCACCACGTCGATATGATGCGAACGTTCGTCCAGCGCGAGACGGGAAGCACGATTGATAGCCGGGTAGACAAGGCAAACGCCGCCCTTGAGCCCGCCATAGGTGCCATGTTCGCCGCCGACCTCGACCCGGCCCACGTCATCCACGCATTGGTGGCTTGCGCCTCGGGCCTCGCCGCCGCTTTCGATGCACGCGAGGCGTTTGCAGACGCGGCCATGCTTTCAGCCCAAGCGCTTGAGGCTGACGCGGCGGCCCACCGGCCCGGCAACGCGTGAGGGGGACACCATGCATCATGTAGCGAATCAAACACTTCCGGCACGCGGCCCCGACGACGAGCCGGTCCCCGAGCCCGTAGAGCCCCCAGAATCGCCCGAGGCGCCCCGAGCTACCCGAGCAAGGGACGACGCGAAATGAGCCAGCCACGCCCCGCGTCGCAAGCCGGCGCCCCCTTGCTGCGCATCACCGCCCCTCATTTCGTGGCGGGCGTGGTGCCCGGCCAGTATGCCGCCCCCATCGTGGCCTATATGATCGCGTGGGCACCCGCCGCGATTCACGACTATTGCGCGGTCAAGGGGTGGACGGTCGAGCGAATACCCGCGCCCGACGAGTACCGCGCCGAGCCGTTCCACCCGTGACCATGGCCCGATTCGGAAATTTCGAAATTTCGCAAGTTCGATATTCGCCCTAGCGCCTATAGCTTGAATGCATGCGCGCAATGCGCAGCGCCACCGGGGAGCGCCGACGATTCGCCAGCGCGCCCGGCCTGCCCGCCTTGATTTGCAGCATCGCGCCCCCGGCCGTGTACACCGCCGTCTGTAGCTTCGAGAAAATGGCCGGGGGCAAGTTGATGCAGCCGTTCGTCACGCGGCGCCTGTCGCCCGGTGGCCGCTCGTACAGGCCCTCACGCCCGGGCCATGTTCGATGCACCGCGAAAAACGCCTCGGCGGTTTCTTTGAACAACAGCACCTCGCCGCCATAGTTCGGCGCCTCGGTGTGCATGTACGTGAGCGGATAGGTTCCCGTGGGCGTGTCCTCGCCCACCAATACCGGGTAACACTTGCCGTCGAAGCACAGCACGGCACCGGCCAGAAACACGGTCACGGTCAGCATGATTACACCTCATCGGTATCGCGCCCGATGCGCACGGGTGGCCCATCGGGCGGGGGTGGAGGAACCGCCGAGCGCGGGACGGCCGGCATCGGTGGCCCGGGGCGCCGCTTGCCGAGGCCATCACTGATTACCTCGGCCGCCACCGCATCAGGCGCGCAGCGCCCGCATATCACGCGATCCGTACGCACTAGTGCAAAGTCTGGCACCGGCACGCGCGAGCGCCAGCCCCATTCCCACCGGAATTGTTTGCCGCATGAATCGCAGTCCGTCCACCACAGCGGGTAATACAGGCGGGCGTTCGGAATCTTGACCTTGTCGCGTTGCATTTGGTGCCCTCGCAAGAAAAAGGCCCGCAGCATCCGGGGGAATGCGCGGGCAACGGGAACGCGGGGGAGCGGGGTCAGATGCGCCCCCACGGGTCAAACTCGAATCACTGCCGAATTTTCTTAGGCGGTGGCGCGGGCTTCGGGGGCTCTTGGTACACCGTTGCGGCCGGCGCGGCGGGCGGGGCCAGTTGCACCACCACCACCGGGGCGTCGCACTCGCTATACGCGCCGGATGAGGAATGCCCACCTTGCCACGTGTAGCAACGCACCTTTTGAAACTCGGGCTTAATCGGCGGTGCGGTTTGCGCCTTGCCCTCGCACATCGAGAGCGCGAACGCGACACCGACACCCACCACCACCCACGGCAGCGCCTGCCCTGCGGATAGCGTCATGGTGATACCCCCTGCTAGTTGCACACACGCGCCGCCAATGCCTTGTCATCAACGGCACGGGCACGCGTGCAAATGTCGGCGTTACTGGCCGACAGCGTGACAGGCGCGGGCGTGGGCGCGGCGGCCTGTTTGTCGCGTGCCCGCATCGCGGCCTGCGTGCGGAGCATGCTTTCGGAATTGTCGAGGATCATGAGGGCCTTGTCTTTCTCCCCGAGCATGCCGTACAGGCGCGCCGTTTCCCGATCCTCGCACCCCGGGTCAGGTTTGGCGAAGTTCACACCGCCGCCACCACCCGGAACAGCGATAGCGAGGCCGCCAGACCAGCCAGTACAGGGACCACTTGCCGGCCCACTCATGGCGATATTCGGCACGTTTTTTAGCGTCTGCGATCCGCTCACCTCTTGCCGGATCAGTTGCGAGCCGTTGCTCGTGCTGTTCGTCGTCACCGTGGCGGAAGTGTCGGCGGGATTGGACGGCATGTTGATAATCGCCTGAGAGCCCGAGGACGAGCCCGCAAGCGCGCCGCTTTGACTTTGAGAGCCAGCACCGGCAACGGCAGTCTGACCTTGCGCGGCCGATACCGCGAGCGTGCAAGCCGCAGATACCAGCGCAACGCGAAACAAAGATGTTTTCATGATGTGCCCCTAGCAGATGGGGCGCGGGCCGTTCTCACGCGGCTCGGCGCCCCGTGGCCCTGATTACGGCTTGGCGAAAATCGACAGGTTGCCGAAGCCAAACCCGCCTTGTTGCGCCGAGTTGCCTTGCTGGCCTGCCGTGCCACCGTTGGCCGTGGCCGCACCGCCGAGCGCGCCGCCGAAGTTGGATTGCCACGCGTTGCCGCCCGACACGTTGAAACCCGTAGAGTTGCCGCCACCGGCATCGGCGGACGTGGTAACGCCAGCGGCGCCGCCCGAGACAGCACCGGCCGTCGAGGTGCCACCGGCCACGCCGGCCAGCGCTGCGATACTGCCGCCGCCGACTTGCGAGCCCTGTTGCGATTGCGAGCCTTGTTGACCGCCACCGACGCCGAAGCCGATCCCGATGGATGCAGCCGAGGCGGCGCCGGACAGCACCAGCACGGCAGCAGCAATGATTGCCTTTTTCATGATTTCCCCTTGCGGTTTGTTGATGAGACCCGCCACCGTCTGTGCGTTACCGCTTGTTACGAGTGGCCGGGCCTTGAATGTAGGTTTTGCAAGGCGGGCGGGTAATGATGCGTTCGCAGTAAGCAGGGATGAGGCGAACGGACTAGCGCGGGCGGATGAGCCGCGCGGCGTGCCTCAGTTGGGTTACGCCGCGCGGTGTAGCCGGGCTAGTAAGGCGCGACGATCTTGTAGCCCACACAGTTAAGAGTCAAACCCATGGTGCCCGTCCCGAGCGTAATAGACGGCGCCGCTACGGGGTTGCCGGTATTGCGAAGGCTGCCCGCGACCCAAACAATTTGGGTCGAGCCCGGCGCCATACCGATAAGGCGCGACATATGAGAAAGCGCGGCCAAGCTATCCCCCGCCGCGTACATCGTCAAATTGACATCGATATTGCCATCGGCGTCAGCAGGCAATGACATCGACCCTTCGTAATGTCCGAGGGTGGCACCAACGGGAGGAACGTAGGCGGCCCAATTGGTAAGCGTAGCGACGCCGTTAATTTGAGCGGCAATTAGCGAGGCACTCGTGCCCCATTGATAAATCGCATCGGGGCCGAAATAGGTGCACGCGAACATTTCGTTGGCTGTCGTGCCGACCCGGAACGGATAGCCAAACGCGGACATGGTGTATCCGCTCGGCAAGGTCGGAGCCACCGAACTAGCCGAGGCGATTGCCGCGAGCCCGTTTGAGGGGTGCCAGATGACATGCACATAGCACCATTGCCCCACAAAATTCGCTGCTTGGTCGCGCCCGCCTGCGCCCTGCGTGGCGAGATTGATTGACAGCGTGAAATCTCCCTTGACCAGCCTTGCCGCGTCTCGCGCGGGCGTCACCAAGCGTACAGCCGAGCCCGCAATACCAAATGTCGCACCGTTGTTTGAGCGCCCACCATTCATTTGGTAGACGTGCGATAGCGGATCAATCTGCGAATCTGCGTACCCCTTGGGCACCGCGTGAAGCGGGTCGGTTGGATTCACGTTGGCGAGCTTTTGATGTGCCGTGAAATCGCGCGAGCCGTCCGGCTGAATCGCGCTACTAGCTTTCGTGGCATCGATCCATGCCGTGTTAGCCGCGTTGCGCAGTTTCATCCGGCCGTCGGGGTAGCCCGGGTCGCTCGTGTCGAGCCACAGCATCCCCGCGAATACGGCCGGGGGCTCGGTGCCGCCACTGTTGCCCGTATTCTGCGCGTTAAAAAAACGATTGAGCCTGTCGGCCAGTTCGGTCCCGCTCGTGGTAGTGGGATCAATCGGGAAATCACTTGCAAGATTCTGAGCCATAGAACCCCCTTAAATTGGCGCGGGCCGCTCGCGGCCGTATCCGCGTGAAATCCAATCGATGCGGCCCGCCTCGGGCGCGCCATCGATGGCGTTAATCAGTTGCACGTGGAACCCTTGCCGCGAGCGGGCAGTAACGTTTGCGATGAGCGGGTCAACAGATCCGTCAATTGACACCGCCACAGCGGGAACATTGCGGAAAGATGGGTCGTAAACAATGTCGGCCCCCGCAACGGGAATCGAGACGTCATAAACGGAATCGATGCGATCCGGCATATCGATTTCGATCAGGCCGTCAGACACCACGGGCCGCACATCAGGCGAGTACGACCGCAGTTGGATACGGAATTGGAAAAGGCGCCCGGTGAAATCGCCCACGTGTACGGGGCGCCAATCGCTCCACTCGGAATCATCCACCTCGGCAATCGGGTCAATCTCGGCCATCGTGGGCCACGCGGCAATAAAGGTCATGGCCTGCGCGCAGCGCACCTCAACCCACGCGTCCCATTGATCGGCCCGCGCGCGGGCGAGGTACGGCACCTGTGACAGCGTGGGCCACGAGGACATGTAATCGTCCTGCGTGTCACCGTGCGCGCGAATCTTGGAGCTAATGCGCGCCTCGTACACTTGCCCGAGGTCGACCAATTCTTCGCAGTAGTACGTACCCTCGGGCGGGATTTGCCCCATGGCCCCGGTCATCCCCATCGATGCGCCGTACGTTTGCGTATTGACGTGCTGGCCGTTCCACGCGGGGGATTCTTCGGCATCGTTGACCGTCTCCACCGCGTTGATATTGGGCAGTTCCGCAATTGTGGTGCGCTGGTAGGCGATGCCCGATTCGTTGCCGCTCGTGTCGTATGCCCGGATCATGTATGTGCCCGTGCGGGCGCCCGTTACCATGTGGGTCGTATTCCACGAAATCTTAGCCACCACCTGAGAGGCATTCCACGCGGGCTGTAGCGTCTCGGGCGTGTAGCGGATGAGGAAGTAATCAATGTCTTCCTCGTCAGGCGTGCGCCAAAAGCATTGGACGGTCATGTCCTGCACATTGACCGCAAAGTCCTGTGGCGTGGCCGGGGGCGTGCGATCCGGGGCCGGGTTGATGTACCCGAGGCCCGCCACACCGATGAGGCCAGACGGGCCGATAGGCGTTACGGTGAGCGCGAGGGGAATATCCCACTTGCGCGGATTCGCCAGCGCGTCGAGTTCCCATGTCGCCGTAAGGAAAGCCGTTTCCGGCAGGACCACCACCTCCCCGTCGCCATACTTCACGACCAGCCTATGGTGATCGAGGTACGAGCCCACGGTTTGCCACGTGGCCGTAAAGACGATGTACGGGCGCCGGTCGCGGTAAACAATACGCTGCGTGATTTGAACATTCGAAGTTACGAGATCGGTGGCCCCGATCATGTCGTCACCAAACCCCGGGGTCCATGGCGGCAACGCCCCTATATCGGCCGTGTACACGCCCGGGTCGTACTTGCATAGCGTGAGTTCCGCAGTAAGGTCAGCAGCGGGCGTGATGCGCGTAACTAGATAGGGCTGTGTCACGCGGGAAATCTTGCCTAACACCATGAGGTCGTCGGGCTGAATGCCGGCCGCGTTGTCGATCAGGAACGTATTTGGCAGATCGGGGGGCACGTACGTCACCGTGCCGCTTCGCGTGGTGCCATCGGAGAGGCGCACGAGGTAGCCCGTAGGCGCCACCGAGAGGGCCGCCGCTACCACTACTTGCCCCGTGCTCGCGTTGGCGCTCACCACGCGCGCCGGGTAGCCGCCCACGTTGGGCACATCGTGTGCCACATAAACGAGGTCGCCCCGCTGACACGCGAGGTTTTCCACATCCATCGTTACGCTAAACGTCTCACTACGCAGAATGCCCTGCGCCAGCATGTAGCGGCCATACGCCCACGCGTGCGGGTAGTCGGTAATGCCGTAGGTATCGAGGTCTTCGAAGCGCGTAGCGTTCGATTCGTTGTACCCGTCCGCGTAACAAAGAATCTGCGACTTTTGCCAGTTGTTATCCGGGTCAATGAACGTTACGCGCAGCGCGTGCGGGTAATCCATAAATTGCCGCGTGCCGCCGAAGTTCCACGAGTTCAAAGGCGTAATGACTTGCTTCGGGACCGACTGTTCCTCATCGATCAGCACGCCATACTTTCCGCTCGTGGTCATCATGAGCGAGGCGCGGCACGTGGTGAGAATCGAATCAACGAGCGTCTTAACCGTAGTAGCCCCGTCGACCACAATGTCGCACGTAAAGCGCGGCATCGTGACTGATACCCCGTTGACGTTCCACGTGCGGGGCGTATCGCAGATCGTGGCAAGGCGAAGCCACGAGGGCCAGTCAATTTGCCACACATCGAGAGGCCGAGGGTTAGCCGCGCCCGTGAGCACGTCGAGCGCGATCCATACCGGGTTACGCGTGTTACCCGAGGTGAAATTCACACCGTCGGTCGTCATGCGCAAGTCTGACCAGACGATGGCGTTGAGGGTTTGGATTACGCCGGAAAGTTGTTCCGATGCCTCGACCGAAATCTCGATCATGGTGTGAGCATTCGACAGCTTGAGCACCGGCCCCGGAATGAAACTCTTGAGCATGGTAAGAACCGCGTCATCGGCGGTGCGGGTATCGGTGGCAACAGGCGACGTGCGCGTGAGGCGCATCTCAAACGTGCCTTGATAGCCGAAGTTCTGCGAGATCGCCACCGAGAAAGGCGCGACCTGATTCCCGTAAATGTCGATATACCAATCAAGCCACAAATACGGGTCGTGCCCGTAGTAGGCGCCTACCTGTGTGAAGTAGGCCCACACGCTCGATTGCCAGTTTGGCGGGGCACTGCCCGGGTAACGTTGCTGATAGCGCACGGGCTCAAAGGCACCGTACGGGTCGCGCCATTCAATGATCCAATCCCCGCCCGGCTCGGGGTTCTGCGCGTCGTGCGTGCCGTTGGGCCGGGCGCCCACCGAGTACAGCCATTGCGGCGTGGTGCCCGGATCGTACGCGCGCCACTCGCCATTGCCACCGTATGCGGGATTGAGCCGCACCTCGATTCGGTTCCCGATAACGCCGTAAATCTGCACACCGGGGGCGCCCGCGATGTTGGGCACAGACAGTTGATACCAAGTGCTTGAGTTCACATCGCGCACTTCAAACTTGAAATATGCGTGCTGTGTCTGAATATTGCCCTGCGTGTCAATCGTGTACAGGCCGCGCGGGAACGTGAGCGTCGCCTCGATGGCTACCGCGTTGGGCTTCGAGCGGATGACTGTCGGTTCCCCTTGTTGCAGCGAGATTTGATACTGGTCGTACCCGGCCTGCCGTGTCACGAGTTCCGGGCCATTCGGCAACGTGGTGCCTTGGTGTACGCGCACGTCTGGCCCGTACTCGTACAGATCGACGTCGCCCACACGGAACCCGCTTTCGAAGTTCAGGCCGCCGATACCGAAATCGTAGATCGCCTGAAAGCGCGACGAGCGACCGATGTTCGTGATGATCGGATTCGACGCGAGAACAGGAAAAACTTTGTAGCGCCCGTACACGCGCAGCACGGCGCCGTACGGGCGCGCTTGGTTGCTTTGCCCGGTGATGAAGTAGGAATTGTCAGCAGCCGATGAATTGGAATTGAGCCCGCTACTAATCGAGGGGGGCGGGATCATGGCGTTAATCGCCATCGTGCCAAGCATGGTGATTCCTGCCGCGATCCCGTAGGCCGCCGCCGCTTGCATGCCGGATAGCGCGGCCATTGTGCCCGCCTGCGCGCCAACAAGTACCGGGGCCACGTACCACGCAACGATGGCGACAACGATAGTCAGGATCGTCCCGAGAATTTGCTTACCGCCCCCCCGTCCCTGAGGCACTGCACAGAGCAAGAGGGATTCGCCCTCGCGCACGCGCACGCCGTTCCAGTCTTTGACGATGAGGCCATTACAAAAAACAATGACCGTCTCGCGCAATTCGGCCTCGGGTACGGCGCGCTCCACCACCTCGGCCACGGTGAGCCCGGCCGGCAGTTGCACCAGATCGCGCCCCGAGGGCGTCAGGATTCGAGCGTCCATCGATAGCAGCCGATAAGGCGGTTAGTCCAATCGAGATCATTGAGACTCTCGACCGTGGCGTTGCGGCCCGGCAGAGAGTGAAGGAACAGGCCGCCTACCAGCACGAGCCCGCAATGCGTGGGCAGGCCCTTGATACGAAAGACGGCCACATCACCGAGGGCTGGCCGCTCGACCTGGACCCACCGCCCACCGGGCCGCGTGGCGCCCTCGATCAAGCCGGGCGCGGCTTCGAGCAAATCGGTTTCACTGTAAAAATATTCAGGCAGTTCGACGCGCAGTTGCTCGCGCGCGAACATAAGGCAGATGCCCCAGCAGTCAGCCCCGGCCGCGCTGCGCCCGCGCTCTTTGTAAGGGATGCCCACATAGCGGGCCACGTTGAGCGCCATCATCGAAACAGCCCCGGGAAGTGCGTCGGGTCGTAGTTCTCATCGGGGAACCCGAGCGACAGCACGTTATTTACTTCGAGTTGGCCCGTGATCGTGAGCGCGTCATAGTTGACGTTGCGCAGCTTGAGGAAATCGAGCCGCTTCTCGACCACGTCCGGGTACGCGCTCGTCACGAGTTCAACAACGATCTCCGGGGGCGTGGCAAGCGCCCGGATGTACTCGACGATTTCGCCTGAGATGTTGTCAATGGAAAGCGCGGCCGTAGGCAGCGACTCGCCATCGTCAGCAGGCAGCACGAGCCCGAATGCATAGGGTTGATACGTGATGCCGCGCGAGACGAAAGGCTCGTTGTTATTGACGAGGTAGAGGGGCGGATAACCGGGCTCGGTGATCGTGAGCAAAAACAGCCACGCAAAGGGCGAGGCCGATTGCTGCGAGATAGGGCGATTCTGCGGAGTGAGTGGCATTAGGGCGCCCCCGCATAGAGCCACTCGGGCAGTTGTTCGAGCTTCACGTCAGCGCGAAACGCTTTCTTGTCCACCCACTCAATCGTCGGCGCCTCGGTAAAGCGCATGGCGAGTTCTTTGCCGTCACGGGGCCGCTTAAAGTAGGTCGGCAATACCCCTGCTTGGCAATCGACAAGGAACCATTTCATAAACACGTCGTAATACTTCGCTTCGAGTGTCACCGATCCGGTTACGTTGAAAACCGAGCCAGTCACGCGGCGGCGCACCTTCACCGTTTGAAAATCGGTTTGCGTGCGCAACACCTGTGGGCTGTGTTGCTCGGTCCAAGTTTGCAAGCACCCGTCGAGTTCTGCGGGGCGTGGGACGATGGTTGCCATGTCTACACCGCCTGTCGTGAGACGCCGTAGTTCTGGCGCATTTGCCGGTCCATCTCCCCGGAATCAAACATGCCCTTAACTTGGCGCTTGATGTAAATGTCGATTTGCTTTGAGCCGTCCGAGTTGTCACGCGCGGTCGTTTCTACTGTCGTGTTTTGCGCATCGGAGTTGTAAACGTTGATGACCGTAGGCGATGCCTTGACGCCAAGATCGCCGTTTGTGTGCCGCGTAAGCGGGACGATTGCTTCGGTGCCCGCTTCACCAGCGAGGCCCACCGCGCCGCGCGCCATCGGGAAAATCGTCGGGCGCGTGATAAGGCCGCCGCGCGCAAAGGGCACAAGTTGCCCGTTGGCGAATACGTTGCCGTGCGCGCTCGAAACCGTACTCGTGTCACCGGCCCCGCCCCATTTGATATTGGCAAGGGCTTTGATGAATTGTTGAAACAGCGTCGAGAGCAGCAATTTTGCGATGCTCTTGAGCATGCTTTCGACCATGTCCCCGAACGATTTTGAAATGTCGCCCGTGCCCTCGACCAGCTTGTCCGCGAAGTCATCAATAAAACGGTTGCCGGCCTGCGAGGCGCTATCGGATAGCGTCTCGAAAAAGGTTTTCGTTTTCGCGTTGGCGTCGTCCAGCTTCGGCCCCGCCTTGACGAGCCCCTCGTACAGTTCGTCAAACACGTCCGAGCTAATGCCACCGGCCTCGGGGCCTTTGGACAGCAGATCGAACAGGATTTCGAGCTTCGGCGCGACTTGCTGTGCGGCCTCTTGGGTCTTCACGGCAGACTGGCGGAATGCTTCGAGGGGATCGAGGGAAGCCGCGAGTTCGTCAATCTGAGCTTTCAGCGTCTTGGCGAAAGTGGTTTCGCCCTGCCCGGCCTTATTGAGTTCATCGAGGGTCTTTTTGAAGTAGGCCAGCTTCACGCCCGCGTCGTCCGTCTTCACCGCCGCGTTGAAAATGTCCCGGTCCCATTGTTCAAAGATCGTCAACGATTCCGCCAACGACTTGTTCATTTCCTTGGTGGCCTTGGCGGCCTTGGCGGCAGCATCCGCAATCGTGTTGATGCGCGGCGCGCGCTCTTTGCCCGCGTCCTTATTCAGTTCGGCATTCGTTTGCCGGATCGTTTCTTGAAACTTGGTTTCGTCCGCCCGGATTTTTTCAATGGCGTAGCGATGTTCGCTACCGATTGCCTTGGTGCGGTTCTGCGCTTCTTGAAAGATCGTGCCGAGGTTGCCGAAGTTCGACGTCGAGATCGCGGCCAGCGATTTCACAAGGGCGTCAGTCCAAACCCCTGCGAGTTTGATGAGCGCGACAACCCCTTGAAACCACTTCGACAGATCGACCACTTCCGCCCGCACGGCGAGCATGAATTTTTGCCAGAGGGAAAACTCGCCGCCCGTCTGTTCCCCCGACTTGCGAATGTCCCCAATGATTCCGTTGATCGCATCGAGGGCGCGCAAGAGTTCCTGCGAGATGCCCGTCCACTTGTCGAATTGCGCAAGTACCTGCGTAATATTCGACATGAGGGTGTTGAAACCCTGCGAGAGCGTGCGCGGCAGCTTTTCGAAATTCTCGCTAATGCTTTTCGTGGCATTGAGCAAGGCGTTTGCCATCACGTCGGCCGTGATCTTGCCTTGCGAGCCGAGTTCTTTGAGGGCGCCAGTGCTTACGCCGAGTTCCTTTGCAATGACTTGCGCCACGGCCGGCACGCGTTCAAGGATAGAGCGCAGTTCGTCGCCTTGGAGCTTGCCCGAGGCCAGCGCCTGCGTGTACTGCACCAGCGCGCCGGTGACGTCTTCCATCGAGGCGCCGCTCACGCGCCCGAGCTTGATAAAGTTCTCGGCTACCTGCGCAATTTCCTCGTTGCTCGATCCAAGGTCTTTCATCGCCAGCGCGAGGCGCTGCGTTGAGGTAGCCACGGCATCGAGCGGGGCGCCGGTATTCGCCACGACACCAAAAACGCGCGTGAGCAAATCGCCCGCGCGCTGCGTGTCGCCTAGCAGGGCCTGAAACGAGCCTTGCAACGTCGCAAGTTTTTCGCTGGCCTGCGTGATTTCTTTGGCCCCGCCGATGACGGCAAACGCGGCGGTGAGCGCGCCGGCCACGCGTTTGATGTTCGTCGCCATCCCCTCAAATTGGGAACCCAATTTCGCCATTTGCGATTGGGTCTTGTTGGCGGCGCCCGAAATCTTGCCGAGTTCGGCCAGCGCTTGGTCAGCCTGAACCGTGAGCTTATATAGCCGTTCTGCTACGTCAGCGGCCATGGCCTACCCCCTGCGCGATTTAGGCCGAATCACCAAACACGGTGACCCGTACGTGTTGGAATCCCCCGGCACGCCGAGGCGCTTGGAAAAGGCCACGTACACCGAAAAATCCTTGAACAGCGGGTTGCGCTTAATCATGGCCTTTGCGAGCGCCATGAAACCCACGCCTTGATAGCGTTTCGCCAGTTGCCCCTTTCTCTTGCCGGAGCGCGCGCGCTTGAATTCGACATTGACGCGCTTCGACTTGGCGAGGGCGTGATTTACAAACCAGCCATAGGTAAGGGGCGAGCGCGGCACGAGCACGAGCACGTCCGTTGGCCCGAACGAAAATGCGAGATCGGAAGGGATGGCGACGACCATGCCTTTCATTCCGCCCCGGATCAGCACCCACCGCCAATTGCTCATTGAGCGCAAGCGGCCGGTCTTGGGCGTCGTGGTCTCATCGATGGCGCGGCGCAATGCATCCTCGGCCAGCGACATAGCCGCACGCGCGAGCACGGTCCCGAAAAAAATCACGATGTTCTTTTCGGCCTTTAGTACCGGCTTTGTGGTGGAGCCATCGACGCGGGTTAGTGTCGGCTTGTTGTCGATGGCGATTTGCTGCGCGGTTTCGGCAACGGCAATCGAGCGCAGCATGTATTGAATGTCGTCCTTGGCGATGCCGGTGAGATCAAACGACAGCGTATCTTTCTGCGCGCGCCCGGCCGCGCCGAGATCAATCGTCTTCGGCTTTACCGGCTTGAGCGTGGGCAGATCGACAAGGCGCAGCACGTTTCAATCCCCTTTGAATTTGGCCGCCAGTGCGGCCGTATTCATTTCCAGCAGGTTCGGCCCCTTGCTCGGGTTGCTCGGGGTGGCCCTTGCCTGTTCCGTAAAGAACGCATTCCAGCCGAGGTACTCGTCCCACGTCATGCGCTCTTGCATATCGGCAACGGTCATCCCGAGCCGCAACGCTAGTGCGTAGATGCAGAAATCGAGGGGGCCGAGCCTTTTGGGGCGTCCACCTCATCGTCGTCGCCTACGCCGTTCGCCCGCAAAACATCCTTGAGCAACAGTTGAAACACGGGCCATTCAAGGTCGTTGAGCGCCTCGGCGCCGATGGAAACGCCGTCCTTTTCGATGGCCTTTGCGGCCATGAAAAACGAGACGTCTTGCTCATCCGCATCGGGCGCCGTACGGGCCTTTTGAAGTTCGCGCATCTCGCGCACCTTGAGCGCGCGAACCGTATAGCCGGGCACACTTGATTCCATGGGTCGGTCCTCCCTTGTGCTTGGTTTGATTTACGGGGCGGGGATATAGCGATGTACCGGCTTCGAGCCGAGCGCCCCGGTCGCGGTAAAGCCAATGCCGCCTTCAAGGGGCGTAGCCCACGTGACAGCGGAAATCGTGATCGGCGCCACGATGTAGCCTTGATCCTGTGGCAGCACCATAGAAAGCATTCGCGTCTTGCCGTCTTCCTCGGCATCGAGCAGCGCGGTGTAGCCGGGATCGCTCACGTCGACAAAGCCCGAGAGCGTGGCCGTACCCGCGCCCGTGGCGGTGGCCGGCAGCGTGGCCGAGGGATCGCAGAACGTGCCTACGGCAATCGTTCCGGGGGTCTCGGGATTGAACGTGAGTTCGGACAGGCACAGCTTCACCGAATCGGCCGCGAGGTACACGTCGATTTCGGGGCTACTTGCCAGCGAGCCCGTCGAGGCCGAGGTATCCGAGCCGATCAATTCAAACGTGTTTGCCGTGTCGTCAATGTTGCCCACGACGTACGTCTTGCCGTCGATCTCCGAGAACCCCGTTTTCACCACCGTAGCCGGATCGCCCACGGTGAGCGCGGACACATCAGCCACCGTGACAACGGCCGGCGCGGCTTTGGTGATGGCGGTCGGCACCAGCTTTGTCGGGTCGGTGCCATCCGAGAGATAAACGTTAATGCCCTTAGTTGACTTGGCGGTCATGGTGGCCCCCTATGCGGGTTGATATTGGTAATCGATGGAGACCCCGAGCATGTAAGGCGAGCCATCGCCATCGGTGAGTTCCTCGGGGGGGCTGGCCTCGATGAGTTCAAGCCGCCCAGCGGGGTCGACCTGCGCCATGAGAGCCGGGAGATCAAGCGCGATTTGCGTGAGGATTGGCACATCACCGACACCGCCCGCGCCGACATAGACAAGCGAGAACGTGCCGCGCTCGATCTCACTGCAAAACGTGAGCGAATCGGTGCGCGCGTTATCAAATTCGAGGGTTAGCCAGATGGCGTCGGACGGATCAACCGCCTTGTTGATCGAGTCATGAAACGGGACCGTGCTGACTTCCGTAATCCACTGGCGCACGCGTTGGCGAACGTAGAGAGAGGACATTTATTTCCCCCTTACGATCATGTGAAAGCCACACACGACGCCGGCCACAAGCACGTCATGCACTACCTGTACTTGCATGCTCTTGCCGGCAATAGCGAGCGTGTCAAATTTCACGGGGCGCACCGGCAGCGCATCGGCCAGTACGTCGACGTACATCGCCTCGGCGCCGTAGGCATTCACGATGGCGTCGTCGCGCGGGCTCACCATTTGCACGAGCGCCCGGATCGTGCGCGGCGTGGCAGGCGTGGCGAGCGCGGTGTACGTGACCGAGGAACCGAGCACGGCAATTGCCTGCGCGAGTTGCTGGCGGGTATCGAGTGCCGCGTCCATGTCAGCCGGCCCCGATAACCGAATGCCAGCGATAACGGTCAAACACCGCCACGGCCGTGAGCGGAATAATCCCGTACGCCTCGATAGCATCGCCGCCACCCGATGAGGCGCCATCGGTCACGTATTCCATGCGTACACCGTTGATCGTGAACGCCTTTACCGTGCCCGCACCGCCCGAGGATGTGCCCGCCGTCGCGCCCCATCCGGGCGTTGCGTACCACACCGCGTCGAACGTGGCCCACAGCGCAAATTCGAGATCGGCCGGCAACGTGAGCGTCGAGTAACCGCCCGTCCACGCCACGGTGACATAGCGCGCAGCGAACCCGCCATGCACGACGCCGGTTTCCTTTTGCAGCGTGTAGGTCGAGGGATCGAGCACCGCCCCGGTGTCGTTATTCGTGATGCTCGTGAGCGCCGACACGGGATAGCGGCGCAGCAAGAGTCGGCGCGTGTGCATGTCCGCGTATTGCACGGTCTCGGCTTTCTCGATCAGGCCCCGGTCGGTGTAACTCTCGGCCAGCGCCATAGCGGCGGCCATGGCCTGCGTGAGTTGCGGGTCTTTCGAAATGTCACCCACCGGCAAGCCGATCCGCGCGCGGGCCGTGGCAATGTCCCAAGTCATTGCGCCCCCCTTTGCTCGGCCGCCTCGGTGAGCGTTAGGGTGATGTGACAGAACGCGACGCACGCCGGTTGCCACGCGCCCCGGATCAATGCGCCGTGGCCTGTCGTGCCGCACCCCCCGGTCAGCAGGGCGAGCAACAGCAGCGCCGCGAGGCGGGCCAGATCGAGGTCAATCATCATGTGTCCCCCTGCGCGCCGAGCGCGTGGAAACGCAGCGCGGCCGGGTCCGCATAGGGGCGGCCGATTGCGGCTTGATTACGGGCCACGAACGTGAGCGCGGCCGAGGTGCGGCCCGTCTCGAAAATGGCGAAATCCTCTGAGGCCGAGGCAATCACGAGGGTTTGAGGTAGCACCGCGAAACCGGCCGAGAGCGTGTAATGCCCCGCGCTATCGCGCACGAGCGAGGTGAACCCTTGGAGCGCGGACACCGTGAGCACGCCGCCCGCAATCGTGGCAAGCGCGTAGCCGCGCCGGACGGTCATGCTCGGGGGCAGTACCGCGTCGGCGCCTGTAGCGCCCTCAGGGCCTTGCGGGCCGTCTGGCCCCTGTGGCCCCTCAGGGCCAGTCGCGCCCGTGGCGCCTGTGGCCCCTGTCGGGCCTGCGTCGCCCTGCGGGCCAGCAGGGCCAGCCGGCGCGGTGAATTCGGACCAGTGCGTGAGATCGGCCGAGGGTGGCGTCGTGCTCGTGTACGGCGCGCCATCGGTGAGGATGTACATCGAGACCACGCCCTCGCCGTTGTCGGCAAAAACGTAATCGTTCGGATCGTATGTGGTGCCGCTCACCCAATCGCCGCGATTGTTCAGACCCGTCCCGGGGGAGCCTTGCGGGCCGGTGGCGCCAGTCGGGCCAGCCGGCCCCATAGGCCCGGCAGGGCCATTAGCGCCGGCCACACCGGGCGATCCTGTGGCACCCGTGGCACCCGTAGCACCCCGGGCGCCCGTAGCGCCTGCGGGGCCTGTAGGCCCTTGCGGCCCTTCTGGCCCGGGCGGGCCTTGCGGGCCAGTGCCGCCGCCGCCGCCCGAATCGCCGCCGCCGCCCCATTTCGCCAACAGGCGCCACGCCTCATTGCCGGCCAGCGGGTTAAAGGGCGTGCCCCCCGGGGCGGTGCCATCGGATGGCCGGCGCGCGAGGTAGAGCGCCGTGCCGTAAATCACCACATCGCCCACGGCATAGGCCACGCCCGATTGCCAGATGCCCCGGAAAAAGCGCAAGGGCGTGGCGGCCTCGTCCTCGGGCACGAACAGGCCGTCGACCATGGCCCGGCATACGCCCGATACCTCGGCCTCGATCTCGGCCCGATCCTGCGCGGCCAGATCGCGCATGACTTCCATTGCGGCCGTGAGAACCGGAGCCAGGTCGACCGTGTGCGGGATCATTTCGCCCGTACCATCGCGCATCACCACCGCCAGCACCGAGCCGCGCAATTCCATCGCTTCGAGCGTGGCCCCATCGGTGCCGTCCCGGCCATCGCGCCCGGCCGCGCCCGGCTCGCCCGGGGCGCCGCGCAGCGTGCCGAGCAATTGCCGTTGCCGGCCGCCATGCATCACCATGAGCGAGCGCTCGCGGACGAACAAATCGCCCTCATCGTATTCGCGGCCCTCGCACCATGCGGGCGCGATGCGGAAACCGGCCGTCCCCACGCGCGCCCACTTTTCCGAGTGGCCGGGCTCTGCGTCGGTGTCGTCGAGCGCTTCGAAATATTGGCCGATGTTGTGCTGTACCCGCTCGCCCTTGAGGTAGGCGGCGCCAGCCACATAACGCGGCGTGTTGATGCCGAGGCCGTCGCGCCCCGGCAAGCCCGCCTCCCCGTCTACCCCGTCCCGGCCATCCTTGCCAGCGGCGCCGGGAATGCCGTCCTTGCCATCGCGGCCAGCCGGGCCGGGCGCGCCGTCCTTGCCGTCTGCACCGGGAATGCCCGGGGCGCCGTTGAAACCGTGCCGGCCATCCTTGCCCGGCTCGCCGCGTTCGCCTTTCTCGCCTTTCTCGCCGCGTTCGCCCGGCATACCGTCCTTGCCGTCGCGCCCGTTGCGGCCATCCTTGCCGTCTTTGCCGTTGATGCCGCGCGCGCCCTCGATCCCGTCCCGGCCATCCTTGCCGGGCAAACCCTGCGGGCCGGGCACCAGCTTGCGGGCGCGCTCGGCTTCGAGGCCCTCGCGGAGTTCGCGCAGCAACGGGGACAGGGCGACGCCAATCCCCTCGGCCAGCAATTCGGCTGTAGCCGCCGCGAGGATTTCGGGACGGGCCGGCGCATTCATGGCGTAAGGTTCCGCGCGATGAGGCCCGCGATTGCTTGCACAGCGGCCCGCGTGTCGTCGGCCTGCCCCTCATCGGCGGGGGCGGCAGGGGTGTCGCCCTCGGCGGGCGCGGCGGCGGCGGGGGTCGAGCTGGTCGACGCGGCCGGATCGGGCGCCGGGGTGCCGAGGGGTTGAATCTGCGCCTGCGCGTAGAGCCTATCCCCATCGGGTACAGGTGACAGGCCCTCAGCCGTGCGGGCCTCGTTGGGCATCATGAGCGCGCCCTGAATGGCTTTCGTGTAGCCCTCGATACGTTTTTCGAAATCGGCGCGCAGCAGCGCGGCGGTGTTGAGTTCGCAGTAGTCGCGCGGGCCGAAGCCAAACAGGGCGTTGAGCGATTGCTCGATGTTTTCGAGTTGCGCGCCGAGCGACACCGATAGCCAATGCTGAATCAGTTGCTCGGTGTTTTGCAGCGTGGCATGCGAGAGGTCGCCAATCACCGGCAGGGGCACGCCGTACACCCGGGCAATGTCTTCAATCGAGAGGCGCTGCGCCTCGATCAATTGCGCATCCTGCGACGTGATCGTGAGGGGCTGAAACTTGAGCCCGCCCGCCACAATGCCAATCCCGCCTTGATTGACGTCCGTGCTCTGTTCCTTCCACGCTTCGCGCAGTTGGGCAAGTTGCACCTTGGTGAGTGCTTGCTCGGTCGAGAGAATCCCCGAGGGGCGCGACATGCGCGTAAAGAAAGCGAGTTGCGAGCCCGACAGGGAGACATTCACGCCGGCCGCCATCATCGCCGCCGCTAGGTCGGTCTCACCGATGAGCGGATGCCGGGGGCAATTGGCCCTCAGGTGCAACACGTCGCGCGCCGGGACGATCCAGTCGGTGTATTCCGGCAGCATCGGGTTAGGGCCGATGGCATAAAAGATTTCGCCATCAGGGGTCACCAGCGGGGAGGTCGACCGCATCGGCATGCGGTGTAGTTCGGTGATTTCGTTCCGATCATTGCGGAACGCCACCGCGAACGATTCGCCCTCGAAACCCATCCCCGCCGTCGCGTTGAGGATGAATTGCGGCCACGTCTCGTAAGCGTTTGGCGAGCGGAAAATCCGCGAGGCCGCGCTCGTTGTCACCACCGAGACGGTCCCCGTGGGGCTCACCGTCTTGTGTGTCGGGTAGCACTGCGAGATAGCGCGGGCGCTCGCCATGACAGCGGCATAGGCGGCCGGGATTGCGCGGCCATTCACCGCGCCGTTTTTGAGGTTGCGTTGCCACCCATCCTCAATGCGCCCGAGGGGATACCAGCCCCCTAACTCGCCCATCCCAAAGAACGGGCCGCGCCATGAGCCCTCAAGCCCATCCCACCAGCCTTTGACGACGCCGCGAGCGCGGCGGATTGGCACGAGCGCGCGCGCGGCCATGGCGTTATGCGCCCGGGGCCGTGAACGTGATCGACGCGCTTGCCGTGTGCGCCGCGTTCAGGATCGAGCCGTAAATGAGATCCGAGCCGGCGCGCGTGTCGGTTACGTCCACCGTGACAACGCCCTGTGCATCCGAGTACCCCGAGGGCGCGGAGAGCGTGGGCATCCCCATTACGGGGGAGAGCGAGACGAGCACGCCCGGCGCCGGGGTTCCGTCCTTGGTGACTGTGAATGAGAGCGCCGAGGTACTGGCGCCATCGGCGGGAACGCTATCCGGGGCCGCCGCGCCAGCAATTGCAAACGTGGCGTAAAGCGCCTGCATTTGCGGGCTGTTCGGCGTGTCGATGATCTCGGGCAGCGGGTACACCGTGGCCGGATCGAAGCCGATCCCATCGGCCACGAGGCCGTCCACGTCAGCCGTGAGCACCTGAACAAAACCCGTGAGCCACCCGGCGCGCGCATCGGCGCGAATCACCCACAGCGGGACACGGGCGTTAGGATCGTCCTCGGCCGGCGCGGCGGATGCGCCCGGATCAACCGGCTCGTCAGCCATCAGCGGAAATTTGCGAGTGAGCATGCTTTCCCCTTAAGGCGCGGGCGCTGGCGTGGGGGCCGGCGGTGCGGTGAACGTGACAGGCACGAGCGCGGTTTTGATGATCCCCGGCAGTGCGGCGGTGACAGTCGTCGTCTCGGCCACGGTATCGGTAACAGTCACCGATGCCGTGCCATCGGCGCCAGTCGTGGCGCTCGATGCCGAGAGTTCGGCCGTTGCCTTGTCAGCGAGGAACGTGAGCGGAACGCCCGCCATCGGTTCGCCGTTGCGCTTGAGCGTGTACGTAACCGTCGAGGCCGTGGCGCCATCGGCTACGACGCTCGTGGGCGCAGCGATGCCGGTGAGCGCGAGCGAGGCGAGGATTTTTTTGAGGAAAGCGACCTGCGTGGTGTCCTCGATGACTGGCAGCGGGTACACCACGTACGGGTCGACCGCGTTGCCATCGGCCACGATGCCGGCCACATCGGTGAGCAGCACCGAGACATAGCCAAGCGCCCAATCGGCGCGGGCATCGCCTTTGATGACCCACAGCGTTTGGTAATCGGCGGGAACCGGGTATGCCACGCTCAGGGGCGCGACGTCCGCGCCATCGGGCACGGGAGGCGGTTCCGGTTCGCCAGCCGCCGAGGCGGCCGAGTATTTCGATTTGGTAGCCATGGTTTCCCCCTCTTGGTTAAAAAGCCCCGAGGGGGGAAGACCGACAAAATGCCCCTCGGAGTAATCGCACACTTGAGAGAAACCGCGTTACCAAGCGACGCCCGTGATCGTTTGCACCGCGCCGTCCCGCAGACGCAGCCAATCGACAGACCACACCGAGCGCAGCGCACCGCTATACGTCTGGAACAGCGAGCGCACCGGATGCGCCACGACAGGCGTCCCCGCGTTGTCCACAATGGGAAGCGGCGTAGTGTCTTCCTCGTGAATCGTGGCCTGCGTCGAGCCCTCGAATTCCGGCGCACCGCCCGCGAAAGCGATCTCGGCCGCGTCGATCAGGTACACCGTATCGGCCGCAACCGTGATCGAGGTAACGACAGGCACGCCCACGAGTTGACCGTTTGCCAGTTCGGGGAATTGCAGCGCCCCGGTGGCGGTGAGCATCATCGAGAGCGCGATAGCGTTGGCGGGATTCATCACCCACACCGGACGACGACCGAGGCCCTGCCCGTACATCGAGGCCAGACGCGCTTTCAGATCGGCCGTGATCGCGGCAGGCGTGGCGCCCGTCGAAACTGCCGTGTTGCCGGCGCCGATTGCATTGGTGATGCCGGCCGGGCTCTTGTCCGTCACCACCGCGTCCGCGCTCAAAAACTTCGTGTCGAGCATGATTGCGGTGTCTTCAAGCATGGCCTGCCGAATGACCGCCTCAATGCTCGGGGTGGAACGGCGCAAGAGTTCCATCGTAAAAGTCCCGATGACCCCGCACGAGTACGGGCGCAGCGTGGCCGATTGCAGCGTGATTGCACCCACGCGAATCGGGTCGCCCTCTTTGCGCCAGCCCGCCGCAAGGTTCGGATTCGTAAGCGTCGGATTCGGCTTGCGCATCGGCACCACGAGGGAGGCGTAGCCGTCGAACGTGAAGCGTTGCAGCGGCAGGCGCGGAATTACCGATTCCGGCGCGAGCCATTCCATAAACGCTTCATAGCCCTGCCGCGTGAGTTCCTGCGCCCACCCGGCAACGTTGGTCATGGCCGGATTCTGCGCAGCCTTGACCACCATCTCCATAACCGCTTTGGTGTTGGCGTCGTCGTTGTAGCGCTCGCGCAGAATCTCGTACGGGCTCTTTGCCTTGAGATGCGCCTCGCCCGCGATGATGGCCGCGCGGATGATGTAGTCGGCGGGGTTTGACAGGGTGCGGCGCACTTGCCCCGGCGCGGCACGCGTACCGGCCAGCGGCAGGCGGCGCGCGCCCTTGTTGGCCTTGTCCTTATCGGGATCGGTATCGGGGTCGTCTTCACCCTCGCCCGGGCCATTGTTGCCGGGGCCGCCCGTGGTGAGCGATTCGCCCACCGGGCGGGCCGAACGGGCGAGCGCGGCCTCGGCGCGCTTGAGGCTTTCCAGCCCGGCCGCCTCGCGCTCGATGCGCTCGGAGAGTTCGTCAATCTCAGCCATGACTGCAACGGAATCGCAATCCTCGGCTTCGAGCTTCTTTGTTGCCGCATCGAGTTGATCCTTGTACTCGATCAGGTTCTTTTCGGCGGCCTTGATCTTTTCAGCGAGATTCATTTGTAGGCACTCCCAAGCGCGGCGCGCGCGCGTTTCAGCGCGGCATCAGCGCGCTTACGTGATTCGGAAACACGGGGGTCGGCCAGCGGGCCGTCAAAGGCGAAAACAGCTTTCAGTTCCCGCTCTTTGCCGCCGAGGGATTTGGCGAGCGCGAGCGCGTTGGCATTGGCGGGAACAGAGACGAGCGAACCCTCTAACAGTTCGCTTTTCGTGAATGTGTAGCCGAGCACGCGCTCGTTTTGATCGAGGCGCAATTCGCGGGCGAGCGGTTTGAAGCCCACCGACACCGCGCGCAAGATTCGTTGCTCAACGAGGCCGCGCAGCATGTCAATAAACGAGGATGTGCCGCGCTCTGCGAAATCGAGGCGGCCTGTCAGCTTGCCGCCCTTCACGCCGACATTGACCCACGTGCCAATTGGGCGTTCGTGATCGTGAGCCCATAGCGCAATCGGGTTGCGCGTGAATGCGGCCAGTTCCCAATTTTGCCGAACGATGTCACCCGCCCGGTCGACGTCCTCAGTCGAGAGGATGAATTCGAAGGGATCGCCGCTACTTTGCTGGCCGGTTTTCAGGACGGTTTGCATCGCGTTGCCCATGAGTTGGGGAACGCGAGGCCGGTAATTGTCCGTTGCTCGCTTTTTCCTGTTGCGTTAATCCGCGTTCGTTGGGGGGTGGCCTCTTACGGGTCATGCTTCCCCCAACATCGCGCCGGCAAGGTAAGCCATCGCGGCGGCCTCGCCTACATGAAACTGTGTATGACAGCGCTGACAGAGCCAGCGCACGTCAAGCGGGCGCGCATAGTCATCGTGATGACCGTGCGTGTTGCCGTTCCCGCATACCTCGCATGCCTCGCGTTCAATCCGGCCAGCGCTTACCGCTTGCGCCAATAGGCGGCGCGCAGCGTGGCGCAACGGATGCCGAGAGCGGTGGCGCCGGTTGCGCGCATTGGATGCGGCGCGGCCCTGTGCCGACTGCCCTTGTGCGAGTTTCTTTGCGTACGTAACCGCCGTGGCCCCGGAACGGGGGCGCAGCTTTACGCATTCTTTGCAGCGCCAGTCGCGCCCATCCGCCTCGGCCTTGCTCGCGTAGAAATCTGACGCCAGTTTCACTACCCCGCATTTGGGGCAGCGTTTCGGCCATGAGAGGTCGAGCGCGGCGGCTTGCATTTCGAGCGTGTGGATTTTGGATTACCGCGATTCTAGGCGGCCTGCGCGGCGCCTAGGCTGACGAAAATATGAAAGTGGCCCGGGAATCTCTTGTTGTGAATATGACGCCGTGACATAAAAATTTCTTGCTGTTGTTATGTCACGGTGTCATACTGTGGTCTCAGTAGCAAGCAACGTAACCCCGCAGCGCGAAGCGCCGCACCACCGCCAGAAAAGGAAACGCACACCATGAACGCCAAGACCACCACCAAGCCCACCGCCGCCGAAATCGCCGCCGGCCGCCGCGAGTACGTTGCCACTGTCGACGCGCAGATTGCCGAGATGCGCGAGGCGCTCGCTACCTTGTCGCGCGCCATCCTCGGGGATGGCTACATCATCCGCACGGGCGGCGCCGATTACCCGGTGTACCTCACCTTTACGGTCAACCCTGACCGCATCGTGAATAGCCCGCGTACCTCGGCAGTTCATAAGGCGATGCGTTTTACCCGCGAGGATGCCCACCGCATCGCCCCGAGCATTACGAACGGTTCCGGCCAGAAGGGTGAAGCCGTGCATGTGCTCGACGCGATCCGGGCCGAAATCGAATCGCAGCAGAAAACCCGCGATTACGTCGCCGCCCTTATCACCGAGTAACCAGCAACCGCCCGGCGCGAGCCGGGCCAGAGGCGTTGGACAACGCCGAGCAGTGCGGCAAACAGTGACAACCCCCGCCCGGCTCGCGCCGGGCAATCTCGGAGAACCCACCATGCAAACCAAAGCCCCCACTGCCGAGCAAGTGCGCGCGCTGCGCAATGAAAGCGGCCTGAGCGCCGACCGCTTTGGCGCCCTCGTGGGCGTGACTGGCCGGGGCGTGTTTCGTTGGGAACAGGGCGACGCCAAGTGCCCCGCCTCGACCTGGGAATTGCTCTTGATCGGCTTTGGCAAGATCAGGCCGCGCCGTTTTGAAATCGTGGAGAAATGACCATGGAATACACCGTAGGCACGCTACGCGAAGCGGGCTTCGAGGCGAAATGGGGCAAGACCCGCAAAGGCGCCCCGATACTTTTTGCGCGCCGCCCTGAGGCTGAAACGTGGTGGAGCGTTGATAGCCAGATGTGGGCGCGCGCTAACGAGGTCGGTTTCGCGCAAGCGTTCGATGAGTTCACCGCGTTAGGCGACATTTTCTGGCTTCGCGTATGACGACACCACTACGCACCGGGGAATCGGTCTTGATCGAGTATGAGGGCCGCACGTTGCCCGGCTCGGTCATGCTGGCATCAGGGAATGGCCGCTCGCTCATGCTCGCGTTTGACGGGCTTCTAGGCGGCCACGCCGGCATGATGCCGGTCTTGCAAGACGAGCACGGCGCGTATAGCGCCCTCATGACAGGCGCCGAGGTTAAAGTCACCCGGCTCAACTAAACCAAAACTTTGAAGGAATCGCACATCATGAAAACCACCGCTATCACCCTCGCGTTATTGGCCGCCACGCTGGCCGGTTGCGCCTCGCCCTTGAGCCCCGAGCGCATCGGCAGCACGCCCACCGAAGAATTGTGCAAAGGCTACTACTACGCATGGCCGCGCACTCAGCCGCGCGCCGTTGCTGCAAAAGACGAGTTGATCCGTCGCGGGGAGACCAAGTGCATCACCGATGCCGAGGCGTACAAGGGGGGGCAATCGTGAGGGCCGCCATCATCGTCGCCACACTCGCGGCCACGCTGGCCGGTTGCGCCGGCTCGCCCGCGCGCCTCGCCATGCAAGACCCCGAGACACTCACGAACGGGGGGCAGCTTTGCACCGCCTATCAAGGATCGATCTCGGGCGAGAGCCGGGAGAAATACCTCACGCTCGGCCTTTCCCGTGGCTGGCTCACCGAGCGCGATGTAAGCGCGATCCGCGAACAAAGCGTCTATGTGGGGATGAGCCGCGCCGCCGCCTTTTGCGCGTGGGGCCAGCCGGACCACATCAACAAAAGCACCGGCAGCTATGGCCGCTCGGAGCAATGGGTCTACGGGGCCGCGAGCCGCTACTCGCCCTCGCGGCAATACCTGTACCTCGATAACGACCGCGTGAGCGGCACGCAGACTAGCAACCGTTCGCGCTAAGGGGAAGACCATGGAAACCAAAACGACAATCGACATTACGCCCACGTGGGCCGACCTCTTGCCCGCGCTTCTGGCAGTCATCGAGAGCGGCAAGTTTGAGGGCCGCAAGATGGCCGAGCAGGAATTGCGCAGCATGGCCGAGGCCGCCGACAAGTGGAATGCGCATTGCCGGGAGGTGAAGCGGCTAGCCGATCCACGATGACACATCGGCCACCGCCGCCGAGGTCTTGCGCCACTGCCCGTAAGCCATCATTAACGCCACCGCGCCGTCTATGCGCCGGTGGCGTTTTTCGTCTTTCACCGGCTTGCGGTTCCCGGCCGGGTCGACCTTGATAACCACGTTTGACATGTTCCAGCGCAGCACCGGATTAGCCGCGTGCCGTAACTGTTCGCGCAACACCGCGTTTTCGATCTCTTGTACGGCCGGGCTCATGCTGACAAAGCCCTGTCCAAACTCTACCAAGGGTGGCAGTTCGACCCCGAGCTTTTCGGCCTCGTTGCGTAGCGTCTTGATCCTGTAGCGGTCGTACGCAATCTCTCGAATATCGAAGCGTTCCGCGTCTTCGAGAATTTCCCTAATCACTACCTCGTAATCGACGATCTTGCCGGGGACCAGCGTGAGGTGTCCTTGATCGGCCCACAAGCGATAGTCGATTTTGTCGTCCTTGCTGCGTTGATCGATGTTGTATTCGGGCAGAAAGAAACGACAAAGCACGCAGCACGTGCCATCGTCCACGGGCACCACCAACACGAACGCCGTCAAGTCTGTAGTTTGCGAGAGATCGAGGCCGCCCCATGCCGGGCGCCCCTCAATATCGGACATTTCAAACGTACCGTTGCACGCGTCCCAAATATCAGGCGTGAACAGTCCCGCCACGCTGCGCACGCGGCGATTTGCGATGAGATTGAGAAAGCGGGCGCGTTCGCTCGGCAAGCGCGCCGCGCGCTTGCACATCTCGATAATCTCATGCGTGTTGCACCATGCTTCGCGCCACGCTGGCACCCACTCGCAGAGCCGCGCCTCATCGAGTGGGTCGATCTCATCCGGGCACGAGACGAGGTAGAGGAAAACGCCATCCTCTACGCCATCGCGCACGTTTTGCAAATGATCGTCAATGAGCACCGACAATAGCGAGGTATCGTCCGGCGCCTGCGTGGAAATCACGACCGTTACAGGATTGAAGACCGCACCCTTGGCGGTATCCATCGCGTCCCACAAATCCATGTGGGCGCCGGCCTGTCCGAGTTCGTCAAAGAAACACACCTGAGGCGAGAGGCCAAACGAAACCTTTGCGTCTTTCGAGAGCGCTTTGTACAGCGTGCCATGGCGCGGACAAAGTAACTCTTTGTCGTGCATGCGGATGCGGATTCGCTCGGCCAGCGGCGCCGATTGTTGAACCATCTTCGAGGCGTAGCGAAACAGAATTGCGGCCTGCGCCCGCGAGAACGCGCACGAGTAGAGTTGCGAGTTTTTCACCACGCACGGGCCGCACAAGTGGGCCAGCAAAAGCGAGGCCATCAGGCCCGACTTCGCTTGTTTGCGTGGTAGCGAGACTATCGACAGACGATGCTTGAACCGCGTATAGGTGTGCGGCTCGCCCGCGAGGTACTCGACGTCTTCGACTTCCTCATAAATACCCCGGATGATCTCTTTGTGAAACTCAGGGAGCACGATGGGCCGACCGACGAGCCGACCCTCGGGGTACACGCAGTACCGCTCGATAAAGCCGATTACCCTGTCAGCCAGTGACAGGGGAATCGTCGGCTTGAGAGCGGATGGCGGGGCCGCCGATTTCGCGCGGGGCATCAATCAAAGAATTCCGCTTGTGTGTACGCCGCGTCGTTTTGCTCGTACGGATCGAGCAGCGAGGGCTGACGCCGCGCCCTGTCGATACGCTGGCACGCGGTGTTGAAATGTTCCGGGTCCAGTTCGATCCCGATAAAGCGCCGGCCGTGCTTGAGCGCCGCGACGCCCGTGGTGCCCGATCCCATGAAAGGGTCTAGCACCAGATCGCCCGGCATGGTGTGCGCAACGAGCATGCGCTCTACCAGCGCGAGCGGCTTTTCGTTCGTGTGCTCGATCTCGCGCGGCTTCGGGTAACGCAGAATGTTCGGCATCGGCGGGACCGCCTCATTCCACGAGAGCGCGCCCCCGTAGTGATTGCCCACGATGACCATTTCGTGTTGCCGCCGATAGCGCCAGCCGATGCCCGGGTTCGCCTTGTCCCAAATCACCGAATGAAAGAACCGCAAGCCGCGCGTATTCATCCGCTCGGCCAGCCACGCAAAGACAGGCGTCGGCCCGCCGCCCGCGCAGCACACACACACGGCCGAAGGATCGGTCAGCAGCGGCGGCAGGGCATCGAGCATGCCGTCTATCACGCGGGCCATGTCGGCGGCGCCATCGTTGGCAATCGCCTTGCTTGCCGTGGCGCGGCCATCCTTCATTGCGTGCTGGCGCCGAGAGAGAAAATCGTCGTCGGCGTTCCCGTTGCCATAGGGCGGGTCAGTCCACACAAGGCGCACGCTACGCGGCTCGATGAATGAGAGCCAAGTCAAGCAATCGCCACGGTAGAGCGTGGCGTCGCCAATCGTTACCGTTTCAGTGTCGAGCACGGGCTACCCCTCATCGTCTGGCGAGGACACGGGGCGCCCCCGGCCGCTAATTTCCATCGATTCGATCAGCACGTCGACGCGCATCACGCCTACCGAGTGAGGCACGAGGTCGTCGAATTGCACGCGCGTTACGCCGCTCACCTCGTGGTCACCCACCATCAGGCGCGGGGGCTGGCCGAGGCCCTCGATTACGAGCCGCATGGGCACTTGCTTGCGCTGGCTCACGGCGTGCCCCCAAAGGGCAAGCGAAGTTGCGCCGCGTCGCGTAGCGCTTTCACGTGTTGCGCGTGGCGCCTTTTCTCGCGGCCCCACATCGAGAGCCCGCGCCCGTGTATTGAGGCGTGATCGCTCGCCATCGAGAGGTCAAGTTGCGCGAGTTCCAGCCGGTACGCGCCGCCGCTCTGAATGAATGCTTCCATGGCCTTGAACGCGTTGAGGTACATGCGCCTCAGCTTCGCCCCGACCTTGCCGCGCAAATCCATCACTAGCAGCATGAAACCGTCCCGATCCATGAGGTAATACGTGACAGGCTTACCGCCGCTTTTGCGCCTCTCTAAGCATTCTTCAAAATTGAAGATTGCTTCGGGATCGTTCGACAGAATCCGTTTCACCGAACGCACGATGTTGAAATGCTCGACGAGCGTGCCATGCCGTGTGGTGATTTTTTGCGCCACCGCGCGCGAGTCCGCCATAGCGCGCCCGTTGATGTTGCGTACGTAATCGTCAAACATGGCGGCCCCTTTACGGCAGGTACGGGTCGACCGCCCCCTGCGTGCCGTTCGCTTTCGCGGCTTCGGCGGCCTTGCTCGGGTTGCGCGTGGGCATGCCCGTCGCTTTGCGGCGCGCGGCATCACGAGCCGAGGGGGCGAGGCGCAGCAGCCGCGCAAACGAGATGCACGCCGCGCGCAGTGCGCCGACTTCGCGCGCGATCTCGCGGGCCTGTTGGCGCTTGGTGACGTCCTCGGTCCTCAACGGCAACCGCGCTTGCACCGCCACGAGCCGGCGCAACCTCGCGTGCGTCTCGCAAAACTGCGCCAATGTCGCCATGTCTCCCTGTTCGAAATGATCGGCACTGAGGCTGTCCACCGTCTCACGCCAGATAACCGCGCCCTCTGGCGTGAGAAACGCCGGGGGTTCCCACGCATCGCGTTGCGCGGCCAATTCGGCCACTCGCGCGGCCGATGTGCTCATGGTTTTCGTGCGCATGATGTTTTCTCCACTTTATTAAATGCAACACGGTTGCGAAAGGTTTTTGCAACACGGTTGCGATTACGGCCGAGTTATCTACAATTCACCTGCGAAGCGGAGCGGCGTACGGTTCGCGCGGAAAGTGCCA